CCCTCGGCCTCGTCGAAGTCGCCGAGATCCGCGCGCGTGAGCACCACCGAGCCGAGCTCGTCGAGGAGTGCGCCGCCGCCGAGGGCGCTGATGCGTCCTGTCCACTCGGAGGGCGCCATCGCGCCGACGCTGCTCGACGACTCCACGGGGGCCTTTTCGACGGTGCCGTCGGGGTGGCGGATCTCAGCGACGCCGAGCCGCACGGCGACGAGGGCGCGCGCTCGATCGCCATCGGTGTCGTGAACGACCGCGCGCGCCTCGGGGGTGAGCACGCGCACGCCGTAGAGGCGCAGCTTCGCGCCGGTCTTGAGCGGAAGCGCGTCGAGGTGCACCGCGGCGCGCGTCTTCACGTAGCGGATCAGCGCGGGTCGGTACTCGTCAGACTTGCGGTCGAAGGCCGGGTCCCCGCGGCCGGTGATCTGCGCGACGAGGAGGAGTTTTTCGAGGGCCATGTGTCAGACCAGCCCGAAGCGAATCGGGGTGTATGCGAGGTCGGTGTCCTGCGCTGAACTCGACGAGGGCGTCTTCGTGTCGCGCAGGGCCTTCCACTTGATGAGGTACCCGTGTCGCCCGCTCCCGATGCTCACAGGCTTCGGGCGCTCGATCACCTGCGCGCGGGGGATCTCGATCACGCACATGGTCGTTGTCGCAGCCCCGTGGTTCGGGTCGCACACGACCATGAAGTTGCGGATCGTGCCCGCTTCGAAGCTGGTGACCTCGGAGGCGTCCGCGCGGATCAGGAGCTCACCGCTCACGCTCAGGCCACCCTCGCGGCCCGAGGTGTCGAGCCATCCACCGATGCCCGTCGCCGTAGAGCCGTCGCCGATCGGATCCGCGGCCTGCGCGATCGTGAGCTTGAACGACCCCGGTTCGAAGCGCATCGCCGTGCCGTCGACGAAAAGCACGGGCGTCCACGGGATCGGCGCGTCCATGTCGTCGTCGGCGGGGTTCGATCCGAGCGACCACGAGGGCGACGAGAGCGCGGCGGGGCCCGAGGCAGAGATCGAGGCGCCCTGGAGCGCGAGCGTCGGGATCTTGCCGAACTCGCCGAAGGTGAGCGTGAAGCTCGACGACATCGCGCCGCGCACCCGGTACTCGTGCGCGGTGCCGCCCGGGACCATCATGCGCTGCTCGATCGTGAGCGTGGTGTTGCGCGTCTCCGCGAGCACGAAGGTTCGCACGCCGCGGACAATGCGACCGTTCGCAGCCGGGGCGGTGCCGAAGGCGACGCTGACGTCGAAGTCACTCGCGCCCACGGCCGAGATGGCGCGCACCTCGTACTGCCCCGCGGTCGTCTCGACCGCGATGAGTTCGCCGACCTTGCGCCCGGTGGCGCTCGCGACGTCGACGTTGGTCGTCGTCGACGAGGTGCCCGACGTGGTGGTGCCCGCGATGGCGGTGCGGCGCCCGAAGGCGTGCTTGAGCAGGATGTCGTGCGAGAGCGTCGTGGGCGTGACGCCCGACTCCAGACGCTCCGCCGAGGGGACGCCGCGAAGCATCCATGGCAGCGGACCCCATCCGGCGACGGTCTTGCCGAGCGCATGCGCGGGGTTGTCCCAGCGCACGGGAGACTCCGCGGGGACCTCGAGCATCTCGCGCGCGAAGCCCGTGTTGAGCAGGCTCCCGCTGTTGAGCGAGACGCGGGTGATGGTTGCGGCCTGCGAGCCTGGCGACGACTCCTCGCCGATGCCAGTGATGGTCTCCCTGATGAGTGCGTCGATCTGCGACATTGCTACTCCACGGTGATGCGCGCGTTGTCGAGCGCGACGACGAGTTGACCTGTGCTCACGCCGGGTGTCGTTGAGCGACCCTCGCGGCGCTTCCACGCGAGATAGGGCGCGGTGTTCGTGACGAACTCGCCCGACCGCAGCCGACGCGCCAGCTCCATCGCGATGCCGATCCCAGCGTGGTACGTGATGTTTTCGAGGGCGCCGCGGGCGCCCTTCCACTCGCGCGAGATCGCGCCGCGTGCAGCCGCGTCGAGGCCGCGGAGGAGCGACGGGTTGCGGCGTGCGAGGTTGCCGAGGACCGCCTCGTTCGACTCGGTGGTCTCGCTGCGGCGGTCGAGGTGGATCACAGCGCGTCGATGGCCTGCGAGCCTGTCGACGGTGCCGCGGATCGTCGCCGCGAGACGCGATGCCTGCGCGGCGATGGACCCTACGCGGATCACGACCAGCCCGGTGCGCTCGACGCGCTTACGCTCGCGAGCCACGTCAGCGGGATTGAGCACAGCACGCGGAGCGCGTCGCCCTGCGCGGCCTGCGCGCGTCCGACGGTGCACGAGATCGCCACGCCCGACCAGACGGGGGTGTGCGAGAGGATCCAGCGGAGCTGCTCGGCGTCTGCGAGCGCGCGCTTCGTGGCCGCCTCGACGACCCCGAGAGATCCGCCAGCGCTCTGCGGCGGCGGCTCGAAGGCGCCGGGGCGCGCGAGCGCGTACTGCACTCGGAGCACACCACGAATCGTGAGGATGTGCGGCCCCTGGAAGGTGTTCTGTGGGACGTCGCTCTCGTCGCCCTGGTCGGGCCACACCACGTCGAAGACGCGGTCGACGGCGACGTCCTGCCACTCTGGCGAGGCGCTCGACGAGACGGGCTTCGCCTCGGTGAAGGTCACGGCGTTCGACACGAAACGCCCGCCCGACGTGTACGTGCCCGCGAGGAGCGCGTAGAGGCGCGTGCGGATCGAGTCGACGGCGCGGCTCATCTCAGCCGCGCTCCCACTCGAAAGACTGCCCCGCGCTCTTCACGCCTTCGGTGGGGCGCGCGGACGTGATCGCGCTCTCGTATGCCGAGCGCCATCGCTTCGCCTGCGCGCCGAACACGTCGGGCGTCGCGGTCTGCGCGTCGCTGCGAATTGTCGCGGCCTCGAAGAGCATCGCCGCCGTGAGGCACACCTCGGGCTCGCGAAGCGCGGCCGCGTCGGTGATGAGGTCGGAGGTGATGCCGCGGGCCGCAAGGTCGACGAGAAGCTGTCGCTGCGCCTCCACGCGGTAGGTGTCGAGGTCGGTCGTCGACAGGGACGCGTCGGCGCGTTCGGCGTTGACGCGCGCGAGCGCCTTCCCGACGAGGGGAGCGCGGAGATAGACCTCGGCGTCCGTGCTGTAGGTGGTGCTCACGCTGACCTCTGGACGATGACGCGGGCGCGCTTCACAGCCGACAGAAGCTGCCCGCTCGCGCGCATGTGGATGGTGCTCAGGCCGAGGCGCGCCTTGCGACGCGTCCACTCCGCGCTCGGCGCGGGGAAGGTGCGCCCTGTGGTGAGCCGATCGACGAAGAGACGGCGCCACGCGCCGCCGATCGCGAGCATGAGCGCGCCCGTGTTGAGCGACGCCGCGGGCCTCCCCTCAAGCGCCGCCACGGTGTCGCGAGCGAGCGCGCGCTTCTCGTCGAGCGAGAGCTTGAGCGGGTCGCGTTCGGTGCCGCTCCACGCCTCGATCACCTCGAGGTTGGTGCTCTGCTTCGGTGCGGGCCCGGTGCGCGGGCGCAGCGTCGGGTAGGCCGTGCGGGGTCGGCCATCGAGGTCGAGCGCGAGCGTCCACGACGACCCGAGCGCGGCGACGAGCGCGGCGACGCGCTGCGCGAGCGTGCCTGTGAGCGTCGCGCCCATCGGTCAGCGGCGCCGAGGCGCGCGGGCGGTGACGGTCTTCGACGCCTTGCTGGCGGCCTCCGCGACAGCCATGTACGCGTCGGCCGCGTCGGCCGCGGCGTCGGAGAGGGATGCCTCCCGCGCGAGCTCGACGGGCTCCGCGGGAGGCTCGGGGGTGATGGCGGGAGCGGCCGGAGGAGGGACGGTGTCGGACCACGGGCCGACGACCTCGACGGGGATGCCGATGCCGAGCAGGCGCGCGAGCACTCGCGTCGGCATCGGATCGAGAGCCTCGCCGTTGACGAAGCGCACCCCTCCCGCGGAGTCGTTGAATCCGGGGAGCCGCACGCGCAGAGGGCGCGCGCAGTCGTCGAGGTGTGCTTCGCTTTTCGGCATGGTCGTCAGGCTCGCGGGCTGCGGTCAGTTCGTGATCTCGGAGGCGCGGGCGATGCCCTTCTCCGACTTGTTGAGCAGACCCCAGTACGCCTTCACGCGGACGCGCTTGACGTCGGCGTTCTGCACCGTCCCGAGGTTCAGGACGGTGAGCCCGCCGGGGCCACGGGAGATGAGCTCGCCCGCATCTTCGGCGTCCATCGACGCGTCGGAGTAGATCGCCGCGAGGCCCGCGTTCTCGCCGAGGGTCGCGCAGTACACGCTCGCGCCCGTCGAGAGGGAGCCCTTCGACTCGGTGAGCGGAATCCAGTCGCTCACGAGGATGGGGATGCCGTTGTAGGTCGGGAAGGTCGCGGCCTGTCCCGTGGGGCTGATCTCGGCCTTGAACTCCGAGACGGTGGCGCCGCCCGCAGCGCGGAGCAGCGCGGCGACCGCGCGACGGGTGCGGCGGTTCATGATGTAGACCTTGGGGCCGCCGTTGTCGGTCACGAGGTCCGCGAGCTGGTCGAGCGTCGCGAGGGCGATCGCGTCGCCGTTGGTGCCGGTCGACGAGATCGTCTGGCCCGACACCACGAGGCGCTGGAGCCCGTCGACCTCCTGGTCACCGGCCGAGAGCGTGAAGACCGTGGTGCCGTTGGCCGCGAGCGTGCCGCCCGTGAGGGCGACGGTCACCCACTTGTCCTCGTTGTCCGAGTAGACCTTGACGCCCGAGGTGTAGGCGACGGCGGTGCCGAACTCGACGTCGCCGGGGGCCTTGTAGGCCACCGTGACGCCCGAGTGCGTGTACTTCACGAGGCCAGGGCCGAGGCGCGGATCGTGGCCGGGGCCCGCGACGATCGTCGCGCCCGTGTTGCCCGCGCTGCCGACCTCGTTGATGGTCACGGTCCAGTTGGAGTTGCCCGTGATGATGTCGTCGCCGTAGGTGCGCGCGATCGCCTTCGACGCCTTGCCGATCGCCTCGGCGCGCGCATTCGTCATGCCGCCCGCGGCACCGGCGTCGAGGACGTCGATGTCCTGGTCGACGACCATGCGGCGCACGTACGACGTCGCGCGGGTGAACTCGAGCAGGGCGGTCGCGGTGACCGTTCCGCCCGAGGCGGGCTTCGAGACGGCGGGCAGCGCCTTCTCGCGGCGGTAGGTGAGCGAGTCACGCACGCCGAGGCTGACCATCGGGAGGTTGGCGACGAGCTGGTCGACGGTGATGATGTGCTCGATGACGCCCGCCGCGACGGGGTCCGAGGTGCCCTTGAGCAGTTCGGTGAGAGAGAGGCTTGCCATGATGAGAGTCTCCGTGTGGGCGCGGCCTCACACGGCCGCGGTGGGTGATGGGGATGTCTGGTGATGATCGATCAGCGCTTCGCCCCGAGCCCCGCCGCGATCTTGTCCGCGGGGCTGAGGTTCCTCCACGAGCTCGCGCCGCCGCCACCGTTGCCGCCGTGCTGCGACCCGGCGCCGCCCTGCGCGCGGAAGAACACAGGCGCGATCTCAGCGTCGATGAGCTTCGGGAGCGCCGTCTCGACGGGCTCGAGGTCCGCCGCGGCGTCGCTCATGCGGACCATGAGTCGCTCGGTTCCGTCGCCCTGCACCTCGACGACGAGGCGCGACGCGATGGTCTGCTCTGCGATGGGCGCGAGCTTGTCGTTGAGCAGCTTGGCGGCGAAGGTCGCGACGGTCGATGCCGCACGCTGCGAGCGCATGAGCGCGTGGCGCTGATCGCGCTCGCGCTTCGCGCTCGTGTCGAGGTCAGCGATCTTCTTCTCGTACGCTTCGCGCTCGCGCTTGCGTTCGAGCTCCGCGCGCTGCGCCGCGCTGAGCTTGGCCTCTTCGGCCTGGCGTCGCTCCTCGCGAAGCGCCTCGAGCTCCTTCTCGACGTTCGCGGCGGCGGTCAGGCGGTCTTCGAGCTTGCGCTTCTCGCGGGCGAGGATCGCGTTGACCTCGCTCTGCGGGAGCATCTTCTCGGCGACCTTCGTGTCCGCGGCGACTGCCGCAGCGTCGCCGCTGGTCTGCGACGAGCCCGTGGTCGACGTCGCGCCAGTGCCGCTCGACGAGGCGGCGGCACCCTCGGCGTTGCGCACGGGCCGACGACCGAAGTGTCTGTGACCCGCGTGGTTACGGGTCATCGAGGGGGCAGCCGAGGCCGCCAGTGCGAGGAGTGCGAGGCTGTGTCGGATGTGCATGGATCGAGGCTCCCCCGGGTCGCCGGGTCGTTTCGCGATGCCCCTGGTACTGCCAGGTCAGCCGAGGCCAGAGAGCGCCTTGCGCTCGGCCTCGAAAAGTGTCGCCGCCTCGGTCTCGATCTCGGCCAGCTCCTCGGGGGTAGCGTCGGGCGAGAGAGCGCGGGCGATTCGGACGCGGGCGGTGCGGCGAGTGCTCGGGAGCACCTGCTCGACGCGCGTTGGATCGAGGGCGTCGAGCGCCGCGGTGAGGTCGCGCGCGAGGCCCGCGGCGTCGAAGCTCTGCGGGTAGGCGATCTTCGTCGCGGCCGTGGTCTCGGCAACGACGCGCGCGGGGTCCGTGACGGGCGCCGCGTCCCAGAGGGCGACGATCGCAGCGGCCTCGTACTCCCACGTCGCGAGATTCGAGACGGCGCCCATGAGCGCGGCCTCGGTCGCGGCGAAATCGTACGCGCGGGCCACGCCCGACGCGACGTCGCCGCCCTGCGCATCGGCACGCGGACGCTCGAGCTTCGCGGCCTCGTAGATCGAGGACTTGAGCCGGTCGCACTCCTTCGCGAGCGTCTCTGCGACGTCGGGTGGCGGTGCGATGAAGCTCGGCTCGTTCGTGTTGGTGGCGTAGCGGAGTCCGTTGTTCGTGCCGAGCTTGAGGTCCTCGAATGCTCGCGGATCGTCGCTCTGGAGGCAGAGCAACGCGAAGACGGCGCTGCGGAGGTGGTGCGTGAGCTCGCTGCGACGGTTGAAGAGCGCCACGTTGAGCGGCACCACGTCGTTGACCTGGCTCAACCCGTAGAGGCACTCGCTCTCGAGGCGTCGCTGCCAGTAGAGCACCGCGACGGGCACGCGGCCGAGGCCGTGCTCCGCGCCGTCGATGGTCTCGACGGAGTAGTGGTCACCCTCGGTCTCGCGCATCACGACGCGGGCCCACTCGGTGCGCGTCCAGATCGTCCACTCGTAGACCTCGACCTCATCGCCCGTGATCGGGTCACACTCCTCGCGCTCCGAGGCGAGGCGGATCCAGTCGAGTGATCCGTCGAGGCCGATCTGCCACGCGCGAACCTCCTCGGGTTCGAGCCACCGCGCGACGGTGCGCGCAGCCGCGTCGCCGCGTGCGAACTCGCCACGCGGGCGATCGAAGAGACACGCGCGCCAGCCGAAGAGCTGCGCGCCCTTGAGCCCGCGCTCGACGAAGGTCTGCACGTCTGCGCCCTGCGCGTCGGCGCGCGCCCACCAGTCGGACACGGCGCGCACGTCGGACGATCGCTGCGGAGGGCGGCGCGTCAGGTGCCCGCCGTACACGTCGACGATCGGCGCGACGTGGTTCTCGTACGTCGAGCTGTCGATGCGACGCTGGTAGGTGTCGACGTGCTCGCGCGGGAAGCGGCGCAGGTAGCTCTCGCGCGTGCGGCCGCGCTGCGCGGTCGTGTAGCTTGCCTCGCCCTGGACCGTCTCAGGCTGCGCGATCGACGCGCGAAAGCCGCCGCCGTGCTCATACGCTTCACGCACGAGCTTCCACCACGCGCGGCCGAGTTCGCCCCCGTGGTCCTCGTGCGCAGCGGAGAGAGCGCGCTTGAGCTTCTCGGGCTCCGAGGCTGCGGATTTGAGCGTGTCGAGGAGGGTCATCGTCAGAAGGAGAGGCTCGCGGAGGAGGGTTTCGAGGTCGCTCCGCCAGAGGCTTTCCAGAGCGCGAGCACGAGGGCGCTCACGAGGTCGCCGTGGGATCCGTCCGCGGCCCTGGGGCTGCGGATCTGCACACCGCCGCCGGGCATCGGCTTCGCCACCACGGCGCGGAGCTGCGCGCGGAGGCGGGCGTTCGGCGGTGCTTCGAAGCGGCCCTCGTGGAGGATGTTGCGCGCCGCGACGAAGGCTTCCGTCGGGGTCGGCGCGTTCACCGCCGAGCACCCCTTCGCGGTGAGGGCGCTCCGCACCTTGGTGATCTCGTGGGAGTCGACGACGAGCTCACGCGTCCCGTAGGGCACGAAGATCGACGCGAACTCCTGCGTGACCGCCTCGGGCTGGAGCGGCAGGCCCGGGAGGGGCTTGCGCTCTTCGATGCGCACGAGGCGGAAGCGAGGGGCGCTGCCCTTCGCGCCGTCGATGCGCTCGACGATCGCGAGGGCGCTGCTGTTCTTCGTGAAGCCTGCGTCGCCGCCGACGCCACACTGCGCGCCGGGCCGAGGCGGGGTGATCTGTGGGAGGTCGTCGCGGAAGCACGCCTCGACCGCCTCGCGGCTGAAGAACTGCGACGAGCCCGCCGTGAGCGGTACCGCGTCGATCTCGCGCGCCGCGTTGTCGGGGTCGTTGCGGCGCTCCTTCGCCTCGATCTCGCCCGTGGGATCCCACGTCGGGTTCAGGGCCTTGGTGCCGACGCCGCGCACGGCCAACGTCTCCGTGTGGTTCGACCAGTTCGCCGCAAGCTCCTCCTCGAGGATGCCGACGCCTTCGACCCACGGAGTCGACACCATCCAGAGCTGACCGCCCGGGACGATGCGGGGGCTACACGCGCGGTAGATCTCGCGGTCGTTGACGACGCCCGAGTCGTCGAAGAAGAAGCAGGCCTCATCGAGGCCCGCGAAGACGAGGGTGAAGGCGCGGCCGCCCTTGCCCTTCGCACCCGCGGCGCGGACCCGGATGTCGACGAGCTTGCCGTCGGGGCGGCGCAGCGTGAGCGAGTCGGCGCCGGGTTCGCCCACGAGCGCCGAGCGGAGCACCGGGCTCTTGCGAATGTGCCCGACGCAGAAGCTGAGGGCTTGCCGCGCGAAGACCAGGTCGCTCGACACGATCAGCGCGACCGCGTGCTCCTCGGGCTCGAGCGTGGGTAGCGGGACGGTCCACGCCGCGTGAACGGCTTTCGGCGCGAGGAGGCGCGAAGTCTTGCCGCCGCGGCCGCCCGCCTGGACAGCGACGGTGCGGCGAGGGGCGCGAGGCAGACCATCGAGGCCGCAGCCGAAGTACCGCGCCGAGGTCGCATCGTCGATCGAGTCGGGGCGGAGTCCGTCGGCAGCGGAGGCAATCGCGGCCACCATCGGCGATAGATCGAGGCCGCAGTAGTGCGGCGATGACAGGAAGCGTCGAAAGCTCTGCGCGTCCTCCCACCGCTCATGTGCGGTGAGCGCCTCGCCGATCTCAGACCTTTCGATCTCCGTCAGGCTCGCGAGTTGCGCCGGGCTGAGCGCCGAGAGCTGCGCGAGCAGCGGCGGCGGCAAGGCGCGCGTGGAGAGCGTCGGGCTGGGTGCTGGCGATCTCATGGGCGATCGGTCCGCCGTCGGGGCCCGAGAGCGTCGAGGCGGATCGCGTCGGCGCATCGAGGCCGAGGAGCGCGGCGCGCCGGGTGAGCGCGCGGAGGTAGGCCGAGGCGGCCTTGTCGTCGCCGCGGGTGACCTTCGGCGCGAGCGAACGGAGCACGTAGTCGATGCGCTCAAGGTCGGCGCTGAGGGCCTGCGACGCGAGCGCCGAGCGCTCCTTCGCTGCGGCGGCGAGCTCTTCGGTGACGAGCTGGTGCGCGCGCTGGCGGGAGACGCCGAGGCGCTGACCGATCGTCTCGAAGGTGTGCCCCTCGATGTGGAGCTGGAGCGCCGTCTTGCGCCGACCCGACCCCGCAGCCTTCTTACTGCTCTGCTTCTTCGGCTTCGGCGCCATGCGTCAAGGTCTATGCGACAAGGCTGTCACGCCGCGATCCTCTGTCTCTGACCGAGCACCGCCCGCACCTCGTCGGGGTCCATCCCACGTGAGGCACACCACGCGTCGAGCGGCACGGCCCACCGCACACCACCGACACCCTTGCGAGGCAGCCTCACGACTGCTGGCGCGCGACCCGCGCGGAGGTCTCGCTCGTGCCATGCGGCGAGTCGGTAGCGGATCGTGCGAAGGGGCACCGTCTGCCCGTCGAGCGTGCGGAGCACCCGGGCGATGTTCTCTGCGAAGAGCATCTCGGGTGCGGTCTCGTCGGGTGACGCGCAGGCGCTGGACGCACCTCGGACGCTGTCAACACCACCGATGTTGCCGTGAGGGTAGGCACACGACCGAGAGCCCGTCAAGCGCCCCTCCGCGAATCCCACGCGTCCGCCGCGCGCAGCACCAGCCGCCGCCCGAGGGAGTACGCGGCGTCACGCCTCGCCCCGAGGTCGTCGCCGGTCGCCCCAGCCCACACGCCCGCGTCCACGAAGAGCCCGCGCAGCCCCGCGGAGAGCGTCGCCCGGTCTCGCAGCCATCGGAGCGTGCTCGGCGCCGGCGCGGGGAGCGCATCGACGGCGCCGAGCACCTCAGCGACCGCCCGCAGACCCAGCGCGTGATCCATTGCCTCGCTGGCGCCCACCGAGAGCATCCCGCGCGGGAGGCCGCCCCACGCCGCCGAAGGGTCGCGGATCGTC